GGATCACATCAGGAATATGCTCACATAGACGCAGTTCTTTATAACAAAGGAAAGATAACAGGGTTTGCTGAAGTAAAAGGAGTACATAAAAATATAGAGGACGGACAAGATGTTATTGTAGCTATGCGTAAAATTGTAAGGGCGCAACAGCTTCAAGTCAATAGTGGTAAACCTGTAGCAATTATATGGGCTTTTAATAATGCAATTGTCTATGAAAGAATAAATAACTTGAAGGGAATATTTTATTATGGCGGTAGAGCAGTCAGAGAAGGAAGCACCTTTGACCAAGAAATGCTGATTAAAGTATTAATTAAAAACTTAATAAGATTATGAAAGATAAATTATTAGTATGCACTTTTAGCGGTGGAAGAACTTCAGCTTTTATGGGAAAATTGTTACAGGAAATGCCAAAATACAAAGATTATCAGAAAGTTTATATATTCGCAAATACAGGTAAAGAAAAAGAAGAAACTTTAGAGTTCTTGGATAAATGCGACAAAGAATTTAACTTAAACTTAGTATGGTTAGAAGCGGTAGTAAATAAAGAAAAAGGTGTTGGCACTACTTATAAGGTTGTTGATTTTAAAACTGCAAGTAGAAATGGAGAGCCGTTTAAGGATATGTTAGATAAATATGCTATGCCAAATAATTTTGCAAGTAATTGTACTAGAGAATTAAAGTTAGCACCAATAAATAAATATGTAAAAGACTTAGGTTTTAAAGAAGTGGTTACTGCTATGGGTATAAGGTTTGATGAAAGACACCGTAAAAGTAATTTTGCAGAAGAACAAAATGTTATATACCCTTTATGTGATGATTTAAAAGTAGATGCTATGTTCATTCGTGATTGGTGGGATAGACAATGTTTTGATTTACAGCTTAAAGATTATGAAGGAAATTGTGATTTGTGTTTTAAAAAGTCAGTAAGAAAAAGACTAACACTAATAAAATAAAATCCTAGTATTGCTAAATGGTGGTTAGATATGGAAAATAAATATACAACTGATAAAATACCTAGATTTGATTTAAGAACAAATTTAAGTATTGAACAATTAATTGAAAAAGCACAACAACCTTTTAGAACTATACAAGACCAATACGAATTAAGTAAAACGCAAACAGATTTATTCGATAAAGATTTAGATGTTGAAACTGACTGTTTTTGTAAAGCAAATTAAAATATGAAAAAGACAGTTAGTAAATTAAAAAAGGAGCTTGACAAATGGTTTAGTCTTTACATAAGGCTTAGAGAAGCTAACGAATACGGAATGGTGCAATGCTTTACCTGTGGAGTAGTCAGAGGATATAAGGACGGTATGCAGAACGGACACTTTCAAAGCAGGAAACATCTAGCTACAAGATTTGATGATGAGAATTGTCAAGTACAATGTGTTAAATGTAACGTCTATGCTTGGGGTGAACAGTATAAATTTAGTCTAGCTTTAGATGGGAAGTATGGAGAAGGTAAAGCTGAAGAGTTACAATACTTAGCTAGAACAACTGTAAAGATAAGTCGTGTTGAATATGAAGAAAAAATAAGTTATTACAAATCACTTGTTGATAAGTTAAAAAAAGAAAAAGGAATTGAGTAACAATTTTTTTATCTTTGGCGTATGATACAAGCGATTTATGCAAGTGAAGAACATAAGCAGATTATAGAAACTTATTTAATGATGTGCAAAGAGTTTTCAAAAGATGTAAGCACAAAAGCAAGATACAATAATTATTTAGATGTAGTAAATACTATTATAGAATATCATAATGAATATGGAACAAAAGCAAAAGGAAACAACTTCTATGATTGGCTAATGATTATACCTATAAACATATCGGTAGCGACAAATGGTTTCTTTGCAGGTTTGGAAACTAAAGGCAACTCAACTATCATCAGAAGCTATAGAATAATTTTAGAGGAATTAGTACACGAGGTTGCAAATAAGATTGACAACTTAAAAGTGGATCATGAATAAAATCTATCAGGAAATATCTAATCTGAGTTCTAAGTTCAGGGAAATGTGCTTTGGACTTACGCAAGATGAAGAAGCTATCAATGACGCTGTGCAGGAGCTTATGCTTTACTACTTACAGATGAACCCTGAAACCCTTAAAGGTATTTGGGAAAAAGACGGACAAGAAGGATTAATAAGATATGGTGCAGTAGTATTGAGGAGAAGCTTGACAAGTGCAAGAAGCCCTTTTTATTATAAGTATAAAAAATACTACACTCATATACAGAATTTTTACGAAACAAATGTTACTGAAGGAAATCATAAGAACCTGTATAATATGCCTGAAGCAATAGAAGAATACAAATGGGAAAAGCTAGAAGAAGTAGACAAAGTATTAGACAAGCAAACTTGGTACGATAAAAAAGTATTTGAGCTTTACTACTCAGGTGAAACACTCGACAGTCTAGCGAGTAAGACAGGAATAAGTAGAAACAGTTTATTTACTACAATAGATAAAGTAAGAGAAATACTTAAAAAGGAATTGAATGAAGATTACTAACGAATGTAATATGGAACTGATGTCAAGGTATGAAGATAATCACTTTGACTTAGCAATAGTAGACCCTCCTTATGGAGGTAATGATGCAATAGGATTAAAAGATAGTAAAACTAAAGGCAAACAAGCTGCAAAGCGAACTGATTATAAGGTTTTTAAAAATGTTGCACCTAATGCTGAGTATTTTAATGAGCTAAAAAGAGTAAGTAAACATCAAATTATTTGGGGAGTGAACTTTTACAAAAATTATGATTTAAGCGGCGGTAGATTATGTTGGGATAAAAAAGGGGCTGCTTTTGGTAGAGCCGAACTTGCTTATTTATCTATGACAAAAAGCGTTAATATTTGTGAGGTTGTATGGAATGGCATGCTACAGTATGATATGAAGAATAAAGAGAGTAGAATACATCCAACACAAAAACCTATTAGGCTTTATGAATGGCTTTTAATGAATTACGCAAAAGAAGGAGATAAGATACTTGACACGCACTTAGGTAGTGGAAGCATTGCTATTGCTTGTCATAATCTTAAATATGATTTAACTGCTTGTGAACTTGACAAAGAATATTACGACGCAGCTATGAAAAGACTTAATAATCATACAGCTCAATTAAGGATAATATGAATAAGTTTTTTGTACCTAATGAAGTCTATGAAGATAGAATAGCAATCTGTAAGAGTTGCGTTTATTATTTTAAACCTACAGGAACATGCAAAGACTGTGGATGTTTTATGAAGATAAAGGCAAGACTTGCTCCAATGGAATGTAGTCAGAAGAAATGGCAAAAGACAACAGAGATAGAAGCTCCTGAAACTTTACCGCAGGAAATAGTAGATGAAATTTTAGATATGTGGAAAGACTTAAAAACAGGCAGAGCAAAAGATCAAGCAGCTAAAAAAAGAATGATTGAAACTTATAACACTATATTTAACACAAACTATCAGACAGGAACGAATTGCGGTTCTTGTATATCAACCTGCTTTGATGGAATAAAAAAACTATACAATGAATACAAATAGAACTTACAAAACAATTAAGTGGGTATTGAACAGCCACATTAAAAAGAATGTCAGAAGTCTTTGGACTTGGGAGAACGATAACTTTACTTGTATCTTTGAAAACTATGACGGAGATAGCAGAATATACACACCTCACCAACTTCTAAAACTATTAAAAAATGACACAGAACGAGAAACTAATTAAAAACCTAGAAAATATGGCACCAATAGACTTAGATTACAAATCAACACCTGAACCAAGTTATTACTCAGGAAAGAAGTACGGTTACTCAGCAAGAAAAGTAGTAGAGGACTTTCAACCTGATAGCTACAACTTAGGAACTGCAATCAGTTATTTGTTAAGAGCAGGTAAAAAAGAAGGGAACCCTGCTGAACAAGATATACAGAAAGCAATTAATCATTTACATTTTGAACTAGACAGATTGCACAATGACGCTGTATAGTTGTGAATGTGGTAAGACTATGGAAATAGGAAAAGCCACAATTGTTTACAGAGATGGAGAATGGGTAACCAAGGAAGCACTCTGTGAATGCGGTAAATATATGGATAGCAAACCAACAGACGGTATGCCTAACCTTAAAAGAACTGAACCTAGTTTAAGTAAACAAAGAGATAATCTTTGGGCAGGAGCAAAAGAAACTCTAATAGGAACAAGAGGAGTAAATGAAGACTACTAAATGAAGTTTGTAATAAAAGACAATAGAGACAAGCAAAGCCTATTTAGTTACTTAAAAGAATTAGAGAACGACTACATAGTAAGTGTAAAGAAACAAAGAAACACAAGAAGCAATATGCAGAACAGTTACTATTGGAAATGTATCGTACAGGGATTAGCAGAAGAACTTGGATATTTCCCTAATGAATTGCATGATGCTTTAAGGTGTAAGTTCTTATCAGAATACGAAATGATAAGTATTAATGATAATCAAATAGCAATAA